TGAACATCTCCCGCAGCCACAGTGCGCCGGTATGCTCCCCGGCGTATATGGGCGTCACCTGCCCCACCGGCCCCCAGGACAGCGCCTTGGCGATGGCCACCGTCCCGCGGGCGCCTAAAGGCACGCTCTGGCCGCCCTCGCTCCTGAAATTGACGTACACGCCCGGACGGACTTTATTGGGGGCGCTCCAGGTCCCTCCCGCCATCAGGCCTCACCGCCTTCCGCAAAAAATTGGTCCAGCACCGCGTTGGCCTCTTCCAGCGAATACGCGGGCCGGGTGAGCAGTACGCGGGTAAAATCCCGCTGGCGGCCGGACAGGGCCTTGCTGTTCAGCAGCGCTTCGGTAGGGTATTGGGGGGCCGCTTTTTTTGCCATTATATTACCTCCTCACGGTAGGCCTGGATGGACCTCATGAGGACGGCGTCCTCCTGGCGGCTCACCCAGAGCTTCAGGTCAAATGTATAGTGCAGCGCGTCCTCCTGGACGGTCCAGTGCCGGTCGTAGGTCCGCAGCAGCGCCCCCTGACAGGGGAACAGCTCCAGGTGCCCGTCCAGGATCTCCGCCGCGTCCATGTACTGGTCCTGCATATCCGGGCGGTTGAAGTCCACCAGGTACACCAGGTCCAGCCCCAGCTTGCGCAGAAAGCGCGGGCCGGTTTTCCCCGTGATCCTGGCGTGGGTTTTTTGCAGAAACAGCGCCGGGAGCTGGGTCCCCTGCTGGTTCGGGTTGTCGTAGAAGGTCACGCCGGGGAGATGGGGGGCCAGATGTCCGGCCAGGGCCGCGGTAAGCTCTTGCAGCGTAAAACTCACAAAAAAATCTCCTTTCCCAGGGCTTCCAGCCCGGAAGCCGCCGCGTCCTCATAGGCCTGGACGGCCTGCTCTTTCATGTGCAGGCCGGGGACATAGCCGGTCTTAGTCCCGACGGTCAAGCCCACATTACGGGACAAATCGCGGGAGAGAAGCCCGCGGCTGTCGATATATAGCCCCGGTACAAAATGCCGGTCCATCCGGTGCCCGTCGTTGACGTAGCTGGCGTACTCTTTCTCGTTGGCCAGGAGGGACGTATAGCGCCCGCCGGTCCGGACCGGCTCGGTCTGGCTGTCGGAAGCCCAGTGCTGGGCCAGCTCGCCGGTTATCATGTTCACACCCCGGAGCGCATCCCCGCCGTTGGGGGGCGTGCAGGCCTGGGCCTCCTCCACCGCCCGCAGGGCCGCTCCGCGGGCGATGTCTTGAAGCCGGGCTTGCAAACCGGCCTGGCGTGTTTGCAGCACCTCCAGCCGTGCCCGCAGCGCGTCACCGAACATATTCCAGCTCCAGCAGCGGGATCTCCTGGTGGGCCAAGCCGGGGACCACTGCTCCGAACGGCTCGTAGAACGGCGCCGGCTCCCCGGCAAAGGCCCGGATCTCCCGCGGCGTTTGGCCCAGACCGCCCCCCCGTGTGATTTTCAGCTCGTCCCCGGCCCGGATGTCCGCCTGGTTTGCACAGGCCAGTCTGTCTTCTCCGCGAAAATAGGCGGCGGTGGACTGCATGTTGGGGCCGTGCCCGCCGCTCCGGTAGACCCGGCAGGGCAGCCCCCGGACAGCCAGCGTCCGCGTCTGCTTGGTGAGACTGCCCTCCTTCACGGACTGGACCCGGTAGACGTCCGCCCGGTCCGTGTACCAATCTGCGTAATTCATAAAACGCAGCTCCCTCCCATCCCGATCAATCTGGCCCGTGCGGCCAGCATCTGGCCGTACTGCGTGGCGTTCAGGTCCCCCCAGTCTGCCGTCGCCCTGGTCAGCGCATCGGTGTCATAGCTCACGGAGCTGTCCCCCAGCTGGGCGGACTTCACCACCCCCACCAGCGCCCCCGACGCCGCCGCCTGGGCGGGGGTGCTGCTGCTCTCGGAGTAGGTCCGCAGGAACAGCGCGGCATAGTGGGCGGTATGGAGCCCGGCGGCATATCTCCAGCCGTCCCCCCAGCGCTCCGGGGAAATGGCGGCGTTGGCCTGGGCGAGCAGGCCGTCCAGAATGGCCGGGGGCAGGAGCGGCATTTGTGCCGCGTCGAAAAACTGGGGGAAATCCGCCTGGAAAAGCTCTGCGGTATAGCTGCCCCGGCCCTGGGAGAGGTTGGCCGCGGCGGCCCGCACCCCGAAAAACTGCGGCTTACTTGGAAGCATCCTGTTTCTTGGGAATGACCAGCTTGCCGTCGTCCACCAGGGCTTTGAAATAGGCCGTCTTGGGGACCCAGTCGGGCACGGGGCCGATGTAGTCCCGGCACAGGGGGCAGACCTGGGACCGGTCGGGGCTGTGAATGACGATATTGCGCCGGCTCATCACGATCATTTCGCGCACCTCCCCTTAAATACCGTCCACATAGAGGGCGGTCTGGGGGTAGAACATCTCCACCTCGGAGATATTTCCGGCGTAGGCGGTGTCGTAGCAGAAGTCGGTGGCGTTGGGCTGCGTCAATGCCCGGTTCAGGGGGACCAGCTCCTCTACCTGGACGAACCGTTCGTCGTTGTTGTAGACCATCATGCGGTCCGTGCCGCCGGTGCCCGCCCCCTTGTTCCAGCGCGTTGCCCCGATGTACAGGGACTGGCCGTTTTTGGCGGCGATGTTATTTTTCTCCACAAAGTCCAGAAGCGTCTCCGTCGCCAGGTCCGTGACCATGGTGGTCATAAGATAGCTGTACTGCGGGAAGGGCAGAAGGATGTGATTGGGCATGGCGCTCTGGTCGTACTCCGCCGCCGCCCAGGCGGTGCGCAGGGCCTCGTTGATGTCGGCCAAAATCTGCTCCTTGGTCTTGTCGGCCCATTTCGTGGAGCTTCCGGAGCCGGTGGCGGCGGCCATCGTCTCGGCCACGTCGAGGTTGTTGAGCAGGCCGGTGGTCTTGTACCGGGGGAAGCCCAAATAGACGTTTTCGTCCATATGCTTGTCGTAGGTCAGGCGCACGCCGTTCTGGAGCAGGCTGTCCAGGGAGCGGCCGATGTAATTGGCCTTCTGCATATCCACCCACATGATGCGCAGGGCCACGGCAAACACATGGGCCTTATAGGTCCCCTTGTCCAGATTGGCCTGGACGATGGGCAGGCCGTTGGCTCCGCCCGCCTGGATGGGTCCGTCTCCGGAGCCGCCAGTCACGCCGTAGTCCACGGACTGCGCGGAAATGTAGTCTACCCAGCCCCCGCCGGTACGGACCACGATGTCGCGGGGATAGGTCACGCTGGTCAGGGGTTCCCGGAGCCTGGCGTCCCGTTTCTCCAGCTGGGACACCAGGAAGGCCTGGCCCGACGCCACCCCTGCCGCGTCCATGATGGGGCTTACGCCGGGGGCCGCGCCGCCGGTCTGGCCGCCGGAGCTGATGATACCGGCGTCGAACGTGCCTACGTTTTCAAATTCAGCCATATGTTTTCCCTCCTATTCACGCGTTGTTCAGGGTCAGGATGCGCAGCCCGGCAATGCCGTTTGCGTCCGCGGGGCCGTCCCACTGGCAGTTGGACAGCTGCACGGTGTTGTTCCCGTCCGCCGCCGCTTCAAAGCCGCCCACCACCCCCGTCGGGATGGACGCGTTTGCGGTGGTCCGGAGATACACGGGTCCGGCCAGCTTGGGAGTCCCTGCGCTGCATTTCACGTTGATCGTCCCCCGCATGAATACGGAAACCGCTTCGCCGGGGGCGTAGGCTCCCGTGCCTTGGTCCAGGTAGTGCAGGGCGCTTTTGACCTCCTGGGCCGCCACGCCCACGAATTTGGCGGCGGTGGACCCGGCCCCCATTGGGACCACGGCCCCCGCGCCGTCGTACTGGAGGGGCGTTCCAAACAGGATTTGGGCGTTGCCGCCGGCGGGGCGGGTGTGGACGATACTATCCGGCTGACGGGCGTAGGACCCGGCGCAGCCGTGGGGCATCGTCATGCCGATGGTTTGCGGATGCAGTCCCATATTCAGACCTCCTTTTTCACTTTGTGGGGGTTGCGGGCGGCGTAGGCCGCCTCGGCCTCCCGGCACAGCTGTTCAAAGCTCCCGGCGGCAGGCCCGCGGGCCGCAGCGCCCGCGTGGTCCTGGACGGCGGCGGTAATCTGAGCCAGCTTGTCCGGCTCCTCCAGAACGGACAGCAGGCTGTCAGACACCTGGGCCCGGACCGCCGGGTCCTGGATCCCGGACACCGCGGGGCGGATGGCCTTGATAATGGCGGCGGCCGCGTCCTTGGCTTCGGGGGAGAGAGGGGCGGCCTTGTCCTCCGGCTTGTTCTCCGGCTTGGCCTCTGGCGTCTTCTCCTCTTGGCTGGCTTTGCGCTCCAGAGCGTCCAGACGCTCCAGAATCTTGTCCAGCGCCGCGTCCGCCGCAGGCGGTTCTGCTCCGGCGGGCGGTTCGGGCTGGGCGCTGGGGTCCGCGTCCAGGGCGGCTCCGGCGGTCTGCACCAGACCGTCCAGCTCCTCCGGCTGGGCGTCCTTTGCCGCCAGCCCAAGGGCGGTCAGGATGGCTTTTCCAAACTCGTTCATATACGTTCCTTTCCCCGCCTGTGCGGCGGCGTCTTGTATTGCAACATCGCGGCCAGCTCTGCCCTTAGGCACGACGGCCACGTGATTGCCGCGGATATTTTTTTGCCGGTAGCGCCCGTCCGGCAGAGGGAGCCAGGTGCAGTCATAGCCGCAGCTGAGTTCCCGCTTCCGGCCGCTGCGGATGTCGCTGGCCAGGGCCGGGTCGAAGATATGCAGATCGCCAATCACCTGCCGGCCCGACCGGCGGATATGCTCCACATGGCCCCTCACATAGGGGGCGGCGGTCTCGGCGGTGAGCAGCCGGGGCGGGTGGCCGTCGGTGACGTAGGCTCCCTCGAACGACGCCAGCGCGGCGGCGTCAAACACGTCCTCCGCCTCCCGGACCACCTTGACCACGCGGTCCGGGTCGCCGTCCAGCCCCAGCTCTCGGGCCAGATACTCCATTTCTCCCGTGCGGGCGATGGGCGCGTCGGTGCAGATGATACTGCCGTCCGGTTTTTCCACGATATGCTCCGACAGCTTTGTGCCATAGTAGGCGAGCATGGGTCATTCCTCCCGTCCAAAAGAAAGGGGGCAGCTCTTGAGTTTTTCTCAGGAGCTGGCCCCAGTTGGTGTGTTTATGAAATTGACGATGCGAGGGTTTGTTCGGTCACGAATCTTCCTCCGTAAAGAGATGGGCATATTTTCTTTGAAGCGCTTTAATCTCTGTGCTGAGCTTTCGGTGAGCATCTCGAAGTGTCTCATGGGCAGGAGAGTCCTGCCCGCTCCAATTTGGATATTTCGCGTCTTCTGTGTTCCACAGCTCCATATAAGCATCCCATAAAGCTTTATGCTTTTGGGAATATACAGGATAATCTGGATGGTTTTTATTCACGGACATCCCGCTTCCTTCTTTCGTAAACAAACCCATATTCGCGGCTTAGCCTCCGCATGGTTTCATGAAAACCATCTAGGTCTATATCAATTTCCCCTGCATCAGAAAGCTCATATATGTCGGTTTGATAAATCTCTTTAAATCTATGATACACTACATCGGGTCGAACCGCAAGGGTTTCCGGGATTCTCTGCATACTATACTCGTACAAATAATCAGATGCACTGGAATAAGCAGCATCACTTTGGAAGAAGAACCGCACATCCGCGGCGCTGAACGAGAACCAGGTCTTTGCCTTTGGGTGATTATGATAGGAATATGACCCGGCAAGACTGCTTGGGATTGCCGATGGATTTACTGCCCCGCCGTCTCCAGAAACCCGCCACACCTTGCCATCTTGGGTAACCGTGTGGCTGACCTCATAGCTCAGTCCAACAGTCTCCCGTTCGGCCCTGGCCAGCTGTGCCAGAACAGCTTTTTTATCCGCAAAGTTCACCGCCCCAACCTGCACTGGAATCCCTGGCGGCGCAGTTTCGTTGTGTACACTCTGTCCAGAAAAGCCCGTGACGCGTTTCCGGTACGCAGCGAGCCAGCCCTTGTATTTCTCGTCCCCCGCCCGCTTGTGCCGCAGGAAGGTCTGGAACGTTTTGGGTACCCGGTCCCCCAGCGCAGCACGGTAGTTTTCCCACTGCCGGTAGTCTCGGATAAACTTTGCGCGTGTCGCTTCTTTTTCCCGGTACGCCTTGATCTGCGCCTGGGTGCGGGGGTCGCGGGTGACGGGGTTTTTCTGCAAGCTGGAGAACTCTTTTATGTTCCGGATCTCCTCCGGACTGCGGCCCATAGGGGTCCAGGGGGTAATCTGGTGCAGACAGTTGGGGTGGATGTTCCAAAACGGTTCCCCCAGGGCAACGGAGAGAGGCGGGAAATCCGGGTCCGCGCCGCTCTTGGAGTACACCCGGCCCTCCAGGGGGGCGCACAGCTTGCAGGTGGTCCCGTGGCGGCTGATTTTGTACAGGTCGTGCTCCGGGTTCCGGGTCAGGACGGACAGCACCTCCGCCTGCCGGGAGGTAGTCCGCAGCACCATGCTGCCGTATGTATGCAGGCTCCAGCGCCGCCCCGCCCGGTCGATAAAAGCAGTCACGCCCTCCCGGCGCAGGGCCTCCGCAAAATCCGTCACGCCCCGAAATACCCCGCGCCCCATTGCCTGGGTCAGCGCCGTCTGCTCCAGGCCCACCTGGCGAAACAGGTCGTTCTCCCGCCGGCCCAGCAGAAGTGCGGTCAAAGAGGCGTTCACCGTGGCGTTGGCCTCCACGATCTGCCCCATCAGGTTCATGGTCAGGCGGTTCACCAGGTCCATCTGCTCCCCCGTAAGGGCGTAGGCGTTCAGATAGCCCCGCCGGTGCTTTTCGGCCGTCTCCGGAAATTCCAGAGTTTTACGCTCCTCTGGGTGGCGGACGTAGAACTGCCGCTCGACCATCTGGGGGACGTACTCCCAGCAGTCGCTTTCCAGCCTGCGTAAAATGGCCTGGACACGCTCCAGGGCCGCCTCCGCATGGTAGTCGGTCAGGCCCCGGCTTCTGAGCCGGCCAATTTCGTTCACAATGGCTGTCTCGGCCTGGAGGAACAGTGCAATGAGCGCCTCCAGCCTTGCGCCGTCTGTGGTTCGTTTCAGGGTGGGCATACAAACCTCCCTCTTGTGCCCGGCAGATTTTTTTGGTATAATACAAGAAAGAGCGATGGTATATGTACGGTCATGTAAGAAGGAGGTGAACGGCAGTGAATATGCAAGAGGTGGCAAGGCTTCTGATTGGCTTGCGTGCTGACGGATGGAGTGAGAAGAAGATCAACGACTTTTTATTATTCATCGAAACAGGAGACGAGCAGTACAAGCCCAACGGTGAAAAAGAATAAGAGCAGTTTTGGGCCCGGGGAGCACCCCCGGTTCCTCTTCTTCAGTCGTCCTCGTCCTCCAGCTCGTCGTCGTCCACGATTTCAATGATTTGTTCTGGAGCAATCGTATCAATATAATCGGAAGTCTCATACACGGTCGCTTCTGGATGGGTGCGCAAATAGCTCTCCACATCCTCTTGAAGTTCATACTCCTCCGAAACAACAATAATCCCTAGCAAGGTATCCCGGCCCAACCTGGAGGTACATTCGGCATCAAATCTTTGATGCACCAATTCTCGAAAACGCGTGTTTTTCATCTGTTATGCCTCCTGCTTTTTATTTGATCCGGGTACGCATATAGAAATTGTAATCCCCCGGCCCATTGACACTAAACAAATAGCTGTAATCACCAAAATGATATTCGTATTTCTGTATCCCCGGTTTCAACTTCGGGTGATCCGTCAAAATCCCGCTTCAGTCGTCCTCGTCCTCCAGCTCGTCGTCGTCCACGATTTCGATAGGCTCATAAAAACTAAAGTCGAAATGGATCAACTCGTCAAAGGTAGCGTCCGGGTGCTCCTTCATCCATTCCAACATATCGTCCTCATAGCCTTCCTCCTGCGGATCATTGTACAGGGCCCGAAGTGTGCTCTTATCCAGCTTATCCACCACAAAATGCCCATATCGCTCCATCAGAAGTTTTTGATATTCCGATTCATGCTCTGTGTGCTTCATACCACATACCTCTATTTCAGCCTTGTCTTGGACGTGAACACGTAATCCCCAGGGCCATTTACAATGACACGATATTGATATGTCCCGTATTCGTAGGTTCGTTCCGTCCCAGGTTTTAAGCTTGGGTGATCCGTCAAAATCCCGCTGCTCACACGATTGAACTCCTTGCGGGTCATTTTAGCCGTTTTGATTTTACCACGTTTCTTTCCCGTTGTCGAGCCTCTTCCCAGCTTTCCATAGGTAAACTTCCCGTGTTTGTCCCGCGGCTGGCCCTTGTAATCAAAGGCCCAGGCGTCCCCAACGTACGTTTCCTCCATACCGCCATACCCCAGCCCCGCCAGCGGGTCCCGCAGGGCGGTCACGTCCTGATAGGTCCTGCCC